GGTCCTCCTGGTCCTCCTGGAGACACTGGTCCACAAGGTATTCCCGGACCACAGGGTCCTCCTTCTGAGAGAAAATGTTTGTTATATAATCCCAACGTAAATATTGGTCCTGATCAGACGAGGGTGACTGTTTTCCCTTATGATGGAAGCCAAACCACGCTCGAAAAAATTACCCTTTGCCTCAATATGAACAGTAAATGTCTGTTCCGTTTGATTAGACTCGATAACAAGTCTGTTCTAACCGAAGCCGAACTGCCCGATACGGGTACATTAGTGTGGATCTGGGATGGGTTCCAAAATTTACCCACTTCCTTAACTAGTCTAGAGATACAGTGCCAAGAACTTGAAAATACCGGTCGCAACTCGGAGGTCCTCGCCGTAGAAATCTGTATGTAAAAATTTGTAATACTATATTCAGTATTACAACTATCTATTCTTACTCCTTCATATCGTCACAAACGACGACATCGTACCCGTCCTCGTTAAGGACCTCTGTGCGATATGCTGTACGGACTTCATCGTAACGTGAGTCGTCGAGAGCCAGGCGCAGAACGGACATTGGTGTGTAGTCCTCACCACGCAGGAGGGCCTTGAGGATCGCCGGTGAAAAGCCGGAGATCAGTGCAGTGTCCTGTTCTCCGGTTGTGACGGGGAAGTCGGTGCTTGCCCCGTTAACATTCCAGAAAACGATCTGTGGACGAGTATACCCGGCGGTGCGGTACATCTCGTTGATGCGTTCCCAATTGGTCTGAACTCCGTATCCGCTGACCTGGTTGAACTGCATGTCTGATACAATGAACAGCCTCTTGGGCATGTCGTTCTGTGACAGCTTACACTCCTGAGCACGGCTGAGGATAAGCTTGAAGGTCCCTTCCAGGTTGGTCGATCCTCCCCAGGCCATGTTGCGAATCGTACGGAACCGATCGAACGCAGAACCATCTGGGACGACCTGGAAGGCTGGCACGTCGTTGAAGGTGATCAAGTGTCCGTGGAACGGACCTTGTACCACATCCGAGATGATCATACCCATCGCAACAGCCACGTCAATAGGCAGGTAGTTCGGGTTGTGCATGCTCGACGAGGTATCCACAACAACCACTGCATCTTTGAGGGATCCGAGATTGCGAACTTCGTCAATGAGCACCTTCCATTGCGCCTCGCAGACAGGGTCTGCTGCGTTTTTTGTGCGCATCTCACGAACGAGTTCGTGAGGATGGAGCTGCTTGGCGTTGACCTTTGCAACCTTCGGATCGTTCAGCTTTAGAGCATCGCGCCAAGCGGCGAAACGCGTCGGCTCGTGCTTCTCGAAGGCCTTCTTCAACCGCTTCATCGCGGACGACGGAACCTTGTTGAAGTCGACCTTCTCCCACCGACCTGAGCACATGTATCCTTCGACGATCTTGAGGTACTCGCGCAGAGGAGTGTTGTAGTTCTTGCGCAGGGAACGGGGAGAGACACCAATCGCCGCAGCGAGAGTCTTGAAGACTCCCGTCTTGCGATCTTGTGCGTCTCCTTCCGTGGGAGTCCACTTCGCACAGAGTGAACAGGGCTTGCCTGCCAGCATGTTCTGGCGATCCTGGCGAAGCTGTGTAGCCATGAGCTGAACAGCCTCGTTCTGCATGACACGGAGGTTCTGTAGATATTCAGGACCGGGCACAGTGGCCAGGTAGTTGGCGCGAACCTGATCGAGATCGGTCAGATTCAGTGCATCAGGAAAGAGCTCGATGAGATCGTCCCAACGGCCGTACTCAGGGAGTAGGGGCATGACACGGCGGAACTCAACCGGATAGTTGATGAACAGCCAAGTCATCGCGCGACGTCCCAGTTCGCGTTCACCCTTTCCACCTCGGCAGTCACGCAGATGGAACACGAGGAGAAAAGTGTCTAGGAGGTTCTCACGAGCACAGTCTCGGAGATATTCGTAGAGGCGAGGGACATTCAGTCCTCGCACCCCCTTAAAGAATAGTGAAAGGCGGCCACTAGTCTCGCCGGAAGGATCCGGCGAAGCATAGGAGAGGGCCCCATTCCAAGTATACGCGGTAGCATTTATAGCTTGAGCGAACTTTGACATTCTGATACTTCAACTAGATACGTTTTTAAATTTCAAATTATGTTTTAGGTGCTAAAACATAATTCCGAAACGAGATTCTCCTTTATTTAATCCGATCCGTATCCCTTCGATTGATAAATTTAACATTATCTACAGATAACCAGTCCGGTAGAGAAATAATTCTGTAAGTACCAGGAACTCTCAACAAATTTACACTTGCTGATTAAAGAAACGGGAAATAAATTCAATCATGGCAGTTAGCCTTATAGTCCCGCTCGTACGAGTCCCCATAACACCAACAAATTTCTTCCCCAGGTTTGATATTCCTTGTCGCAATCAATTTGTAAGTCATCGTATCTCCAGCCTTGACTCTGTCCCTATTCTTAAAATTTCCTTTCGAGTCGACATCGAGGAACGCATTTTCCTCTTGTTTTCCAGATGGCTCGTTGCTAAAGTAAGCCCAGTAAGGAATATTACGTTTCGGCTTGTCCAAGCTACCTTCGTACACATCTCCAATTACTTTGGAATTAAAACGCCCGCTCTTGTTGTAAACGGACATAACATACATATCCCCTTTCTTTCCACGGAAATTGTCAGTATAGTTGTGCAACAAGAATCTATAGTAAGCAATAATGTTACCTTTTTTGATCGGCTTTTTCGCAAAGAGAGAATAGCCCTTAAAATTTTTCTTCAGAGTCACTTTCAGATCGTAGCCATTAGCCATTCTTTTGGCATATTTGGCGTCGAAAACTTTTTTCATCGCCGGTGAAACAGAACGAGATTTTGGCATTTTTATTTATTATATAATAAAAATGCCAAATCTTTTTGTCGAAGCCCTCGTTGTAGGAATAGTCTCCGGAATTTTCGGGCTAATAATTTCTACTCTCTTTATGTTACCTTCTAAGAAATTCTCTTGGAAAAAATACGATTTTTGGCCACAAGTTCTTCTATCGTTTTTCATAACAGGTTTCCTGTTACATATTCTGTTTCAGTTAGTCGGTGCGAATAAGTGGTACTGCAAACATGGGAACGCCTGCAAAAATTAAAGAAATCTATTACATTATAAATGAGCGAAATGAGCGACAAAACTCGTACAATTCTAGAAATGCAGAAAATTATCGGTTCGGGCTGGTGGATCACAGTTCAGATGCTGTATCTGATGGGAAAATATGCTGATAATAGCTGTGTATTTTTGCCTATAAGTTTTAATCCTGTTAGCGAAGAGGACTATAAACAGCAGTCCGAAATGGCCACGTTGACAACTCTGAGTTGGTATTGCAAAGAGCAAAAATGCGTATTTCAGACCCCGCCGATCATGACGTCTAAGGAATTTTTCACCTATCTGCAAGAATGTATAAAAAATTCTGAAAGGCTATCTGTCATACCGATCAAGCTTATAACCAATACGGGAGTCGGTCATGCTAATATGCTTATCTACGATAAACTCAATAACACACTGGAGAGATTCGAACCCCACGGCCAGATAACCTTGGATGTTTTTAACCCGAGACTTCTAGACAGATCGATACCAGCAATGTTTGAGAGAAATGTCACTGGTAAAGAAGTCAAATATATCGCCCCGGAAGCGTTCTGTCCGGCGAAAGGACCACAGGTTCTTGAGGAAATCGCTAGAGAAAATATGGGTGTCACATTTAACGTTGGCAAAGGCTTATGTTCTGTGTGGTCCTTTATTTATGCCGATCTACGCTTATCTAACCCAAATAAATCCCAAGAAGAAATTATCAACTATATCACATCCCAAGTTACATCCGATAAAAATCTTTACCACTACGCTGAAAATATTGTCGTGGCTATATGGGAAATGTCTGAAAAACTCAGAACTGCCAAAACGGAGGACGATATTAGAGAAATCATACTTGACACAGTAAAAAGCCTGAAAATATAAACTGTTATTTTTCCGAAAGAGAAAAATAACCTACATACCGTAGTCAGAAAGTTTTGTCTGAATAAAATCTTTCAAAGCATCTTTATCGTCATAAGAAAAATTATGTGGAATACGAACAAGATATATCGCATTTTTTATACAAAGTTGATCTTTCTTTTTGTCCCGCATTTTCTGCTTTTCCAAATCTACTTCTCCATAACGATGAAAAAATGGCACATATTCACAGTGTTGTTTTCCATCGTATTCGAAAGCTATTCCAACTTCTCGACAATAACCATCCAATTCAAGACCTTCCAATTCAGTTGGTCTCTGTTTTGGAAAAGGGATTTTATATATACTCTCAAAAATTTCTCGACAGGCTTCTTCAGATTTATAACGGCATTTTGGGCACCAAGAACCTGTCATTAAAGTGGCTAAAGTTCTAGAAAAAATATGATTGCGATTACATACAATCTCTAGAACAACATCTTTTGGACGTTTTTCAAGAGGTATACAATCTCGATTTGTGATGACACACCCTTTTAATTTTAAAATTCGTTTGTATATTCTGTCCAAACATTTTTCACGTCTCTTAATCATAACACACCGGTTACACCATGTATTATTCATTACATTTCCTAAACGGGCGTTCCACGTATGCCCATTTTTGCATTCCCATACAAGAGGAGTTTCTAGATTCTCATATTTGGTGGAAAGACATTTACCGCCTCTTTTAGAAGCAATTTCATGTGCTACAAATAGATCATGTCTGAGAGAATCGTCTTTACACTTTTTGCACCAGGCGCCGTTATTCCTTATCCTTCCTAAAGGTGCCTTGAAAATATGTCCTCCTGAACATTGCCAGGTCATCTCTTCTCGCCGATTTATGTAATTATCATCTAAACATTTTCCTCTGTGTTTTTCAGCTTCTTTCTGGGCAATTTCTAAATTTAGTTTTTGACATTGCGAACACCAGGTACTACCGTGAATAACATTGTTCGCACTAGTTATCCAAGAATGCCCTTCCTCACAAGTGAATTCGTATTTTCCACGAATACCTTTTCTAGATACTAATTTCAAGTTAATACAGCCTTTCTCCTTAACTTTTTCATAAATATTCTCAAAAGACCAGAGAATACATTCTTTACACCAAGTCATATTCCCGTAGCCCACATTTGTCCATGTCGCATTCCAAACATGCCCTTCCGAACACTGCCAGATATAATTGTCGTCTGTGGTTAAATATTTTTCCGACAAACATTTTCCACCTTTTTCTTCAGCGTATTTTTTAAGTTTATCGATAGTGATAGATTTACATTCAGAACACCAATCTTTTCTATCAAATTTTAGACTATTCCAACTACAAGAGAAACGATGCCCTTTCGAACACTCAAAATCATATTTAGCATCTCCACGAGTGTAAATAGTGGATAAACATTTTCCTCCTTTTTCTTCGGCAAATTTTCGAAGAGAATCTATACCATTAAAATTTTTACACTCTAAACACCATGCGTTCCTGGTTTTCACAGCTACCCATACTTTTGTGAAGGTATGTCCATTCTGACATTTCCAGGTATACAAAGTTTCATTAGTCAAGTACTCTTCACATAAACAATCGCCTCCTTTCTCTTTGGCGAATTTTTGGAGGTCAACTATCGTATATCTTGGCATTTTTGATTCCGAAATGATTGCAAGCTTTATTTTCAATTTTTTCTTAATTGAAACTGTCGAACCTTAAAATAAAAGAAGGACAGGCCCTAGTACAAAGGAGTGAAATTCCACCCCAGTATACCGAATAACTCTCTACAAACGCTATCGTGGAAAGATTTTCTATCCATAGTTTTTAGTATAACGAAATCCTCCTTGCGACACACATGTTTATGCCTTTGCAAAAGTTGGTACAAAACGTATTGGGTCGAGATGAAATTGACCCTATCAACCTTATTTTTAAAGTTCTTGTCGTAAGTCTCGACAAGAATATCGAAATCTGCAAGGAGTTTATCCTCTAGATACGAAATATCATCGGGCTTCTTTCCAGTCATGTTATAATGGATAAGTGTAACATTCTCATAATGCTTGGGAAACCCGAGTTCCTTCAGAAACATCAGAATATGCTCCTTTGTGATTTTGCCGAAGTGAGTTTCTCGCTTCGTACTCTTATCCCCGACAAGTAAATGATGTCGGTCGAATATGTCCTCAAGTTGATCATAAACTTTTTGCTCGATGGAACAATTTTGTTTACCTTGGTACTGGTTGATGCAATCACGAAAATGGACTTTGCGATCGTATGTGTATTTTGCCGATATGTTTACGCGATCAGCATCCTTATAAGAGGTGGTATGTTGGAGAATTTCTTGCTGAGCCCCACATTCAAGACAAATATATGCATTTTCTTCCGTGGCAAAATTTCGCTTATTGGCACAACAATCGCAAACAAGTTTAAACTTTTTCTCTATGGGTTTAATTTCGACTTTATAATACTTTTGGGCAATTTCCAAATACTTGTGTACGATTTCTGTCTTTTCCTTATCATCCTGTTTCGGTTTACCACAAAATGATAACTTTACCGGCGTTTTTAACATTTGCCGATATTTTTGGAGCAATTCTGCGGTCTCGATGATATAAAAGTTTAGGCCTTCGTTGCTCTCTATTTTTGCGATGTTATCCTTTAATTCGGTGATACTTTTTTCCAGTTCTGTTCGAGCCCGCGGGGGTAAATGGGTGGCATGAAAAGTTTTCTCTAGTTCTTCTAAACGTTCTTTGTACTGCGGAAGCTTCTTACTCTCATTCTCGAATGAAAGTTGAATTTTACTATCGATACCCAAGATATCCAAGTCTGATTCCGTCATCAAATTCTTCTGTATATTCGAATTGAACCGGTCCTTTTAAGTTTTCTTTAGAACAAAATAAGCAAGAAAATTTAATTGCAAAAAATTTTCTTGCTAAGTATAAAATGTCTAACGCAACTGTCTGCACTTCTAACATCACTTCTGGCTTCATTGATTTGGCCACTTATGATGAACTTGAGAAGTATCTCTACGGAGGTCCTTCCGCCACGGCTTATTTTGTCCGTGAAACTCGTAAGGCTACTTGGTTCACTCTCGTTCCGGTCGTCCTCTCCCGTGCTAACGGAAATGGTGACTTTGGTACCGATCATTCTGTAAATATTTCTCGTGCTGGTGATTATCTCTTGGCTACTTGGCTGCGTGTTACCACCCCCGAGATCAGCCTCACGGGTGCTGGTGCCCAGAATAATAGCCTCCGCATTCGCTGGACTCGTAACTTCATGCACAATCTCATTATTGAGTGCTGCATTACGTTCAATGACCTGTCGGCTGCCCGCTTCGATAACTTCCATCTCGATTTCTGGGCTGCCTTCACCGTCCCTGCTGGTAAGCAGAACGGTTACAAGAATATGATTGGTGACATTCCAGATATGACTGAACCCCACGATTCGTCCAATCCGATCCCGTCGTTCACTCTAAACTTGCCTCTGCCGTTCTTCTACTCGCGCGATAGCGGCGTTGCCCTCCCGACTGCGGCTCTCCCCTACAATGAGATGCGTATCACTTACTCCTTCCGTAACTGGTCCGATCTTCTCATTCTGGATGACCTTAGTATTGGTCCTCCAGGTGTTCCTTCCGGTCCTTGCCCTCTGAGCTATATCAACGGTGGAGTAGCTCCTCAGCTCCAGCTTTGCCAGACCTGGGCCAACTACGCAATCGTCTCCAACGATGAACGTAAGCGTATGGCTTGTGCTCCTCGTAACATCCTCATCGAGCAGGTCCAGACCGCCCCCCTCCAGTCGTTCAATCCGAACACGAACACACAGCCGTCGTATGACTTGCGCTTCTCACACGCCATCAAGGTCATCTTCTTCGCTTGCCGCAACACGACTGTTGCCCCCGAGTGGTCCAACTACACCGCTGCCACCCCTATCCCGGGCGCTGCAGCTGTCAACTTCGCCCCCTCTGGAGCTGTCGATCCGATTATTACGACCTCGCTCACCTACGAGAACACGGCCCGTCTCTCCAATATGGGCTCGGACTACTACTCGCTTGTGCAGCCGTGGTACCACGCTCCAGTCATCCCGATTGAAAGCGGTTACCACATGTACTCGTACTCTCTTGACTTCATCTGCCTCGATCCTAAGGGTTCGACCAACTACGGCAAGCTCACCAACGTTAGCATCGCTCCTGTTGCTTCCCTTGGCGCTATTACCGCAGCTGCTGGAAATGGCCTTGATGACTCTGGTGCCAACTGGGTCAACACCTACCGATTCGTTACGACTGTTGTTAACAACAATATCATCCGCATCAGCGGTGGAGCCCTCGGTGGAAATTGCCGAGAACAGGCGACTGCCTACACAATATTGTGTAGGGTAAACAGTGTATTCGCCTAGTCAGGTAGAATTTAATTCTACGCTGGCAAGATAGCTTAATAGCGGGAAACCCCTTAGAGCTTCAACTACTACTCAGGCTGTAGAAATACAGTTTGATACCCAGGGTAATGACCTCGGGAACGCACGTACTCTAGTGAGCACATGCAAAGTAATAACGTTGAAGATTGGGCAATCCGCGGGTTCAGAACCTAAAATCGTGTGATAGATCACGGTTCTCCCTCAACGACCGCACGGCTATCGGTCAACTATGAAGGTCTAATCAACCTGAGTTGGTCTAAGATACAGTCTGGCCATTATAGAAATATAGTGGATAAACCGTTCCCAGTTTTGTAATCAAAACAAAACGTATTCTTTTTATACTTTCCAAAGTATAAAAATCAATCCGAATAATACCATATATATCCTTGCGAAAAATGGGTAGGAATATCTTTTATCGAATTAGCCTTCAGACATGCTTCTATAGCTTTTCGAGATTTTTTCTTATCTGCATGCCCTAACTCATCTACAGCAGATTGTATACTCGGGTATTCTTTAATGTCTTCATGACTTTTTCTCGTCACACGTCTAGTCTTTTTTGCGCCAATTTTAATTGCGTGACTCAAATTGTCGGATATACTTACCCATTCTAAATTTTCAATATTATTGTTATTACCATAGTTATCTTTGTGGTTCACAACCAAATCTTTCTCAGGATTTTCCAATCCATCCGACAAGTTTCGGAATTCATTAGATAAGAAGGCTAACGCTATCAATCTGTGTACTCTACATGTTACCCCTTGATTTGTTATATTCATATAACCTGCATCGCAAGGAGTTCCAAAAGTATTTTTACCATAGTGTTTTAGATGTATTCTCCCTCTATTACTTACGGTAAATTTTTGTCCTTTATATTCTAGATCCTTCCATTCTTCGTTCTCAAATACGATATTGTTCTCTATATCAAGACGTTCTAAATAAATGTTATATTCATACTCGTCTACGTCTCTGTTCGTACAGAATTTTCTGAAGTCTTTCTCTCGGTAATATATTTTTTTACCGTCGAACCAAAGTTTACCTGTCTTTTTCTGCCTGCCGTGTATCGTTTTATTTTTACAGTTATCTGATCCAGACAACCATCTTAAATTTTTCACATGATTATGGCTTCTATCTCTGTCTATATGATCTGCTTGCATTTTGATGCTTTTAGGTTCTCCTATAAATGCTAAGGCCACTAGCTTATGCAGATGAATTTTTCGGGTACTGGTTTCAGTTTTGCCATCCTTAACTCTCATGGCGACTCGTCTATAACTGTCCTTAGATTCCTCAAGAGAAAGGAGTTTTCCAGTATTTTTGTTGCGAACTAATCCTGTATTAGATATTTCATAATAGGGTCTAAATTCATGCAAACGCATGAAGTCTGTAACATCTCCCTTGAGATCTGTTACCGATTTCCATTGAATCTCGTCCATTAGGTTTTCCTACTAGGATTTGCATCTTTAGATTTCATTTCGCAAAATGTTATACTTGCATAAGTATAATTTATAACATTGTTACTTTATTTTCAAATGGAAAGACAGCGAGAAAGTCTGAAATAATCGTACTGATCGAAAAAGATATATGTGAACTGCCCGGAAAATTTAAGGTGGGACTGTTGTACCATTTTAGGACAAGCTAATATCTGCACACACCTTCAAGATCAAGTCTATCGTAGCGATTTTTTGAGAGTATAAGCAATCTAATATAAAATATATATTAGATAGATGGGTTCAGAATTTCTCACAATATCCCGAACAATCACAAGAGGACTTGAAACCTCCAGAAATATCGACACAATAATTCTCTTTCTTATCTGTTTTTGCTAGAATCATACCTAAAACTATGACAACTACCAGCAAAACTAGAGCGGACGCTATGTTAATCGGTTCCATTTATATTAGAGAATAAAAATTAGTGCAGATTACATTTATTCAACTCTTGCATAAAATCGAGAATCGTTTGGTTCGTGCATGTATGAGGTTTGACCTGATAGTTCCAAATTTTCTGTTGTTTACTAATAGAAGAAAGTTTAATAGGTTCTATTATAGATGATTCCCTAGTGACCCCGAGACAAGATCCCATTTATTACAGTAGAAATTTGATATTAGATAGACATTCCACATCTCTCGTACAGAAATACACGTTTCCCCAGACGAGTGGGACTATAATCCATGCGAGAACGATATCAACAGTGTAATGATTCCTCGTAATGATTATAGCCATCTGGGAAATGGTATTGTAAAGTATTAGCGGAAATAGACTAATAACACCTTTGTTATAGAGATATATCGCCCCGAGAGCTGAATAAGACGCATGACCGCTAAAGATATACTCTGTACCTGTTCCGTTTAACCCTCCCAGTCGATACTTGTCTGTATAATTTTTGAGGGGTGGGAGAACTGTACTGGCCGAACAGAGACATCGAAAGATCTGTATAACTCCCATGATAAGGAAAATTTCTGCAATAGACTGACTGTCAACGACTATAGCTGTTAGAGCTGTTTGAGCGAGAACTAGAGCGTCACTCAGATACGTCATCTTAATATAGGGAATGTTGTGATGAACGATATCGATAACTTTAACAGGGTCACTCTTGATCAGGTTTGCCGTCAAAACGCATGCCAAGGATGAAAGTACGAAGAAAAATAACGAGATCATATTTACAATTAAAATCTATGATTTTAAATGGTCTAGTCGGGGTGTTCCATCGCTCCTCCGTAATCGCATCCATCCCCGTACTCCGGGAAGTCTCCCTTAAGGTTATTGAACTCTTTTTCTTGAATTTTCTCAAGAAGAGCTAATTCCTCTTTGAGTTTTCTTCTTTCCGCCGGATTTTTAGAGTCCTCTAGCTTTTCCTCCAACTCGTCCATACGGGTTTCTCTTGAGATTTTAGAGGATCTTTCCATCTGTTTTTCACGAAGTTTTTGTTTAAGTTTATTTCTTAGCTCCTCTTTCGGATCAACAGAAGGTTCTTCTTTCTTCTCTTCATGTCGTTTTCTCGATGCTTTGCTAGGTTTACGTTTAGGCATTTTATGTTTAACAATACTTTTCTAAATAGGAAATTCTATTCTTCCATTCCCCTAGAATATTTTTGGAACAGTTTTTCAAGTTCTTCATAAACTGTTGGCGGATGAATTAGTCCGTGGCGCGGTTGGCCTGAACGACAAGTTAGCAGCAAAAGGGTGAAATCGACTTTATCAACTCTGCCCATGGATATTCTTAGTTTTGCTACTAGTTCAGAAAGTTTTATTTTCGAAATAGTGATATGAGGAGAAAAAATAATCGTATCGCTATCCTTGTCCTTAACTAGTTTAGCAACCTCTCTCCTGTTTACAGAAATTCTACGCGTTTTAGTACTTTTTGCTACGGCTTGGCTAAAAATTTCTGGACAGGATACGTAAACTTCGTTAATTTTCGGATTAAATACAGCCGCGTGTACGGGAAGCTTAAAAATCCCATCACGAAAGTCTTCGTCAGGCCTAAATATAAGATCTCTGACGGTCTCTCCCTCTTCGTACACACAGAAATGATCTCTTAGGGAAGAATACCGGGATAAATTAGAAATAAAAGTACAGTAGTTATACGTGGCATCCTCGTTAAGAAAAATTTCTCTCCAGTTGAATTTATCGAAACGAGGGCACACGTCCAGTTCCCTTCCGGAATAACAGAACATGATGATCCTGACTCCTTGCGGGACAACAAATTCGTCTTTCAGTTCATCTCCGTGCATATTAACAGCCCAAAAATTCTTATTTATTTCAGGTTCCTTTTCATCTAGTTTCACGCAAATCTGTTTCAGATTAGAAATGTGATCTTCTTCTGTCATTTATTACATGAAGTAATAAATTTTAAGGACACTTTCCGCGTCTGGACTTTGATCTTTTCTTGCTATCAATATTTTTTAAAAGATCACGGAAAATTTACCTAGTCGGAAGAGAAATATTGATAAATTTGTTCAGAAAATTATTGTCCTGTCTGATCTGCAATACCTTTGTCGGCGATAACACGAATATCTAGTCCGAAACTGCGATTTCTTATGTAAAAACCAGGGAAAATTTTTAAATTACGAAAACACAACTGTATGGGCGAAATCGTTAACGATTTCGGCTATATTGCGTAGCATCTCTTTACCGTATTCCCTCTTCCATTCTAACAATTTTTTCGCCACGCAGACACGGATAAATTTGACGTATTTCTCGCCTCCCTCGGTCATTTCGGCTATGACATCCTCGTCTTTACAATTTTGCAGCTCTTTGGTCAAATATTGCTTCACCACAGCCACACATTGGTCGCGACCTGAAATACGGATACAGAGATTTTCATCTTCCGTAAAACCTTGCATAACATTCATCAATCTAGCAATGTGTCCAGTGGTACACATTCCGTGCATCTCCTTAAATTCTTCCAGCAACCGAGATTCAAGCTCTTTTTTATGTTCATGTTCATTGATCCATAACCAAAGAGATAATACAGCATCGATCAGGCCAAGTTCTCTTCGACCGAAAATAGCCGTAGAAGTTCTCACGTAATCGGTACTGGAATTTACCAACTCGGTTTTGTCAGGATATTTGCCAGCAAAAATACATCTAACATCGTTAAGCATATTGGTTTTGTGTTCGAATTTCTCCTTGTTCGTTGTTGGACGGTATTCTTCTTTCTCTTCATCGTATATCTGTCTGAGTATTATCATATCCTCATATTTCCGGAAAAGATTCTCTAGACATTTAATCACGCTCTTATTTAGCTCACTGTTGTGAACGTTTTGGGAATCGTTATAGACCGACTTAATTGTTTTGGTATCGGTACGATTCTGTGTTATTCTACGATTGGCTTTCTCTTCGTCTAAAGCACGAATACGGTCCAGGAAAGCGTTGCGATTATCCCCTTGGGCAAACTCTGTCATAATATCTGCTATTTCTGTCATGCATTCTACATTGTTTACCCGGCTAAATTCTTGAAACATTTCTATTGCCCATCTCGACAGCTCATCAACACTGGGGGACGGGGGGTATTTCCTCCGGTGCGAAAAAATGTAGCGTAAGGCTCTCGTCCTAATTTTCGGTCTACTTCTGTAGTCTTCCGGGAATTTGTAAATAGAAATGGCAAGAGCAATTCCGTTGCTGTCGTAATAGCTACCTAGTGCAACTTCCATTTATCTATACTTAAAAGATTCTAAAATCTATAAAATGAGTGTAAACAGAGATAAATATGAAAAAGTTAAGGAAGCCGCCAAAGCCTGGTATACCATTCTTGAAGAAACTAAGGATATGCTAGTGCAATCTCAGGTTGAAAACGAGAGATTAGCCGAAGAAAACAAAAGGTTACAAACAGATTGTGAAAGATGGAAAAAACTTTCTGAACAACTTCCAGATCCGAATATGGTTGAGGACCTAGAAAATGAGAATAAAAATTTGGTTAAAACTGTTCGAGCCTTGAAGAAACAGGTTACCGAATTAGAAGAGAAGTATAAGGATAAAATTGCTAGGTTGGAACGAGAAAAGCTTTTGTCAGAAGGAAAGATTCAGCAACTAGAAGATGCTCGCAAAGACCTGCAGGAGAGGTACAACGATCTGAAACAAGATTTTAGAGAGCAACAGAGATGGGGACACGGCCGGGTGAAGGAAAATTGAGTTTCAAAAAAAATTGAATTTCCCGAAACCTTTCCAAATTTGGACAAAATGTCTCGCAAAGAGTCTATCACAGCCGCAATGGCTGGATTATTTTGTATTACCCTCCTCCAGCTCGGTCTGATTGTTCCTTCGCTCTATTTCGGTTATCTAGATGAAAATTCCTCTTGTCAACATGGAACTCGAGGAGGACTTAATCTGAGCGACTGGATCAAGGGTTTTGGCTATGAAAAGGTCGCTGTCAACGCGGCGATGTATCTGACCGCGTTTCTCGTCGTCTTTGTGGACGAAAAATTCTATTTGTTCGGAGGAATTGGTCTCGCTCTCGATTTCTTCTTCAACATCGCCTGGTGGATCTGGGGAGTCGTTATTCTCGCCACTGCAGAGAATAACCATTGTGTTTCGGACGGCAAAGGCATGGCGGTAATGGCAATCGTGAATCTAGTTCTTTCAGGCTTTTGGTTCCTTCATCTTAAGGTCGCAACAGCTATATGATGGATTCCGATTAAGTCGTAATAACATGAAAAGAATATGTTATTACTCATCTTCTATTTCCGGTTGCTCCATTTCGGAAATTGTCCTACGTATATTATTAACATTTTGCTTATACCATTCTGTGTAAAATTCCATTATTTCTTCGTCTGTGAATTTTGCGAATTCTTCTGGGTCTCTCACATAAGGTAAAAATACTTCCCGAATCTCGCTGACCGGGATATATTCTATCTGTGCTTCAGATAATCTCTTGTATTTTTCTTCTATGAATTTTTTAACATCTTCTACCGACATGCGCCGAGACATTTATATATAGGTATTTTTATACCGTTAGGTATTAAAAATCAATCGTCCCACGCGTCTTTCTGTTTCTCTACCACAACCAATTCAGGTTCCGCAAATTGTTCGTCAGATTTTTCCCAAGAAGCTATTTCAGTTCCAGTCATAGCTTCCTCCGCTATATATTTTTTGGATATAAGATACGGTTGCGTTTTGACCCAATCTTGGACAACGTTTTTGGTGTGTATTAAATGCCTCAAATCTGGGTTAATTTTCATTGCCTCGCATAACATCAGAAAAAACAGGGCCGAAAGGTCTGTCATGCGAATTTCGGTCAAAAAATGTAGAATACGTGTAATTCTAGGGTAGTTATCAGGATTGTAGAGTCCTACAACAATATTTTCTTCCGTCCTTTGGATAGGTTTAATATGGATAATCTCCATTTTAATAGGGTCTACCGTATATCCGAAAAATGCCATCATTCTTATTGTGGCTTTGACAACCTGGCGTCTTAGTTTTTCATTGACACGAAATTTGTAAAGAATACCTTTCGTTAACTTGGTATCGGTATCTGCCTCGTTAGGGAAGAGCCAGTTTATATAATTCTGTCGTACTTGTAACCGATAATCTGACCATCTAGTGACAATATCGTCAAAAAGATAAAAAATCCGATTATTGGCTGGTTGAATATTCTCGTAAAAACGAACTACACGTGTCATTTATTAGTGGAGATTTATTTTCTTCTTTTTCTGCGGGTGGTGAATATGAAATAATATTATATGATATCCCGTATACCCATTTTTCCCCGTTAAAAATAAGTTCGGGATTGAGTCCTTGTCTGATAAGATCCATATGGGATTCTCCAGAATGTTGGAAATTGATTTCTTCGGGAGGAACACATTTGGGTTTTTTCAGTTTGATACTAAACGACATTTATTAATAAGTATATAAATTTTATCGAGTAAATCGTATAATTAGACTGCACGTCTCGTCATCTAAGGTTTCTACATAATGCAGCCATTTTCCAGGTATATATAACCATGTTCCAGGTTCTAATATGCATTCAAACCCTTTCACCTCTTTAATCTGTGGATTTTTATTCACAATTTCCTCGGTCAGTTCTGTGTCGATACGCGATCGTCTTGCAAGAGGATGATCTCTTGGGTACATACCGAAAAGAGTTTCTGTTCCTTTCGGAAAGACATAAACTCTCTTGCGACCTCTTAGCTGAACAATGATCCCGGAATTCACGTCGTTGTGAAGATTTGTAATGATTCCCTTTCCGCTAATATAGAAGCTGGTATTAGATATAATTTTTTTATCGATAGGGATATGAGATGGTATTAAGTCTCGATAATTTTCGGGATTGCTATATAGCGTTCGTAAATAATATTTCTCTCCCGGAGCGACGAGATAATCTTTACTAGTATCTTTTTGGTACCGATTTACACTAGATTCATCCCGATCGTGCTGATATTGTTTCAGCTCAAAAGGCTTTTCGGAAGAATTTTTCTTTCTTCCCCATATCTTACCTTCTTTTTTATCGACATGAACGTCGATAAAAGTCCCATCGTACCAGTCTACTATACCTGTGGGAGTTACCATAAGTCTAATTATCTCTTTTTTATTTTCGAGAAAATTGCCAAGATCATTAATAGTGATGTTAGAAAATTTTTGGTAATTTATACTGCTATCCTTGCAAAATATGTAGTCAGTTTGCTTATTTATAATGTCCTCGATATTATAGGTCGGATCGACAGGGATCGGGTACACACGCGTTACAATAGATAACTTTTTATAGTTTTCGCTCTTATTAGATTTGAATACAACTATAGCAAGCAATATACAAGCTAAAATTATTAGCGCGATCATAGCAATTCTTTTCCCCATTTAATTTATCGTAGTTTTTGCAAACTCCAAAATGATTTTATAAAAACCGAGTTATATACATTATAAACATGGGAATTAAAGACCTCAGTAAATTTTTACGAGACAAGTACCCGGACGTGTTCGAACTGATTCATATATCCGAGTACCATTTTCGCAGAGTTGCTATAGACACTAGCTTATATCTGTGTAATTACAAGGCTGTCTACGGGGAAGAAGGGTGGCTTGGTGCTTTTATCAAGCTTGTCGCTTGTCTGAGAGAAAACGAGATTCATTGTGTCTTCATTTACGATTCCAGTTTTCCACCAGAGAAAGAAGCGGAAAGAAAAGAGAGGGCAGATGCTAGAAAAAAAATGGAAGAGCGAGTTTGTCGTCTAGAAGACGCAATAGAGCGATACCATTCGTCTGGGGAAATAGATAATCTATTAGTCGATTTCCAGGCCAAGAGAAAAATCGGTCAAAAAAGTATGCTTATACCGAACAGCGTTAACATTCACGCCATAGAATTTGCGGTAAAGAAAATGCGCAAACAGCTCTTTTCTGTGACAGCTCAGGATTTTGCCGTGACGAAGCAACTTTTCGATATACTAAAAGTTCCTTATTTTAATGCACCTCTCGAGGCGGAAACAATGTGTGCAGACCTTTGCATACAGGGCAAGGTTGATGCTGTCTTGTCGGAAGACACAGATGTCCTTGCCTATGGGGCCCCAACCTTTTTAACCAAAGTGAATGTATCTGATGGATCCTGTATACGAATTAAGCATGCTGATGTGCTAGAAAAAATGGGAATGACCGCAGATGAGTTTCTAGATTTTTGTATCATGTGTGGCACAGACTACAATAAAAATATTTTTAAGGTTGGCCCAATGAAGGCTCAAAAACTTATCGAAATGCATAGGAGTATCGATAACATAGCAGAGAAAACTAGTCTAGATATTTCTATCCTTAACCATGTGAGAGTTAGGCAGTTGTTTAGGGAATATCAGAGAAGTAAGGTTGCTGTTCCTTATTGTGGTTGTCCAGATTTCAATACTCTTCAACAATTTGTGGTGAAAAAGAATCTTCGAGTAAATACAGATAGCTTGAGAAAAAGTTTTGTTCATAATATAGTCGTTTTTGAGGACGACGATGAACAGGAAGTGATCATATTAGAAGATGATGATTAAAAAGAAAAAGTGTACAAATAAATGTACGCAACAGCTAGCGAATATTTAGGCCTAAACAGATTTCCACAGTCTTCTATGCCGAGAAGGCCAATACCTGCAAATTTACCTTACTATCAGCCGGTAGAGAATTTTACCTCTCCTGCGGTTTCTGAACCACCGGCGGTTTCTGATTCGCAGGAGGTTCAGAAACCGGTAGCAGAGACTGAACTGAAATACAAGACCGCTAACTCCCCGACATCCGATCCGAAAGTATGGGGACCGCCATTTTGGTTCAGTTTGCATGTTAGCGCAGCCCATTATCCAGATAATCCCAGCCAAATCGTCAGAGATCGGATGAAACAGAGAATTTTAGCTATTCCCTACGAAGTACCTTGTGCGACCTGCCGCCCACATGCAAGTGCTTTTATCGAATCTTATCGGGATAAATTAGACCAGGTCGTCAGTAATAAGCACGAACTAGGAAAATTTTATGTAGATTTTCACAATAAAGTTAATAAGAGATACAACAAGCCGGAATGGAGTTACGAACAGGCCTACAAAGTCTATTCTGGTCAGGCCAAAGTGACACACATGGCGTAAAAACCTATACAATCTTAGCAATTTAGAATTATATGTAAAATTATAAATGGAACCATTTTAGAATTTCGACCACCTAAAGACGTAGTTTTAAAAATGAAATAAGATGGACTTTCTCGAAGAGGAATACAAAATGTCTCGAGACACTGAAAAGAAACTGACAAAATTGCAACAAAAAGCTTTCGACTACATGGTAAAGGGGGAGAATA